GAATGGCCGCAGCAATCGGCGCAATGCCCGACGAAATGGCGGCAACAAACGCCTCAATGGCGGCTGGATCGATTGTGGTAGACGCGGGCGCAGGTGTCGTTGTCACGGCGGGTTTCTCCTGAGGAAAAATATTGGGACACGCTATCATAAGCGTTTTGACGATGGAAGCCACCCCAAGTTGGGGATCGATGGTTGAGGCGGAAAATCTGCCGTCGGAGACGAATTTCCCGCGCTCGTACTGGTCGGTTGCTGCCCAGACATAAGGGCTGTTGACGCCATACCGCACGTAGCCAAAGCCGTTGAACGCCTCAGCCTCAAACAGGGCGTGTTCGATACTCCAGTCCGTGACCTTGGCGAAGCCCTGAATTTCCAAGGCGTCATAGGCCCCGTGCTCGAAGTTGGCGAAAGGTCCGCGGCCGGCCGGAACTTCCGTCGTTTTCCGGTGCAGGGACTGCCCGTTCCCCAGATACGTGCCGAAATCCAGGTTGCTTTCACGGTAATGCAGGCAGGCGACGAACCACCATGGCACGCGGGTCTGCCGCTCGATGGCCTCATACCGCGCGCGGCTTTCCAGAATGCGATGCACCACGGCCATGCAGGCACCCTGTTTCGAGGGCAGAACCTGTGCCCGGCCAAACAAGTTGCGGTATCCTTCATAGACGTAATGCATATTGCCCTCAGTGCTTGATGAGCCAATTCAGGATGATGCCGGGCGGCGTGGTATTGTGCGGGCCGCCGCCGCCAGTGTTGCCAAGGGAGATGCCCGTGTATCCCGTACCTGTCGTTCCACTGTATTCCGCGCTCAGATAGGCTGTGCCGCCGCTGCCGAGCCCGACATTATTGTTGACGGCATTGTACGAGTGCCCGTGACCAGGATCGGATACGCTGTGCGTATGTGATGGCGTTTCAGCGACTTGCAGGCCGTGATTTTCCTCGCCGCCCGTGCTGCCCAATGTCGTGCCAGACGAGATGTTCCCCAGGATTCCCAGCGCAATACGCCCGGCAGCCGAGCCGCCCATGTTATCCAAGCCGAAGATCGTACGGCCGCGCAGGTCAGGGACATTGAACGTCGTGGACCCATCGCCCGAGCCATATGTCGTGCCGAGCACATTGTAGAGGCCGCTGAATGTCGTGCGGCTGATGGCCTGTCCCGCCGCGAACAGCCAGCCGCCCGGCATCAGGTTCGTGGCGCTTCCGGCAAACGGGATAAGCGTGCCGCAGGGGACACCATACGCTGCCGGCCGGACACCGTTCGCCGCATCGATGATGAGTGTCGTCGCGGTATTCTGCGGAATGTAGGCCGAAACACCAGCCCCGTTCGTGATGATGACCTGGTGGTTTCCGGACGTGTAGTTTTCCACCATCTTGAAGCCCTGACAGGCTGTCGTGACGGTGATGTCGGCGCTGATGGCACCGGTCAGCCGCAGGATTGCCGCCTGGTCCTGCCCGGCTGAAAGCGTCACGTTCGTGCTGCTGAGGCCGACGCTGGCGTATCCGCCAAGGTTGGCGTCGAATACGGGGAACGTGCTCGTATTCAACTCTGTGCCCCATGTGCCGCTATCGCCGCCGACGAGCGGGAGCAGCGCGCTCTTGTACGTTGTGTATGCTGTCACTGCATTCCCTTTCCGATTGATACGCCTGCGGCCGGACCATAGCGGCGCACGATATCCGCCAGCGTCTCAGCGCCAGCCGGACGCCGCGTCATTGCCGCGCGGATAGCCGCTTGAACCGGCTGCGAGTAGAGCACCTTGCCTGCCGCCCATTGCCCCGCCAGCGCTGGCCATGCCGCAGGCGTTGCAGCCTCGCCGATGAGTGCGGCCCGTTCCGCTGTGCCGGAATTTGCCAGCCGGTCGCCGAGCACGCGTTTGGCTGCTTCGGCCAAATTCTGCATGGGCGCTGCACCGCGCAAGCCCTGCCGTTTGGTCCCGGCCGCTGCCACGGTGGATGCGAGCTGCGATGGCAGCAATGCGCCTTCCCGGCCGTACGCCGCGCTGGACGCCGCGCCGCGCTGGATCGTCATTAAATTACGCCATGCAGCATTGGCCGACCTCAAATCGCCAGCCACGGCAGGGTTCTGCCGCTCAAGGGCGTCATCGATAGCGGTTCGCAGATCACCGGTCAGGCCGCCAAGCGCTTTCTGGTCGGCATCCATGGATGTGCTGAGCGTCTTGGTGAGGTATCCCAGCCTGCTGGTGGTCTGCTGGACGAGGTTGCCCGGCATCACGCCATTATTGGCCTGCAGGCGGCCCGAAATAGTGTCGCTGATGATGTTGCGAAGCTGCTGCTGCCGGTCCGCGGGCAAATCCGTTGCCGATTGCCGCCAGATGGCGCCGATGTCGCGCAGGAGCTGAGCGTCGGACTGTAGCGTGACCTGCGGATGGATGCGGGCGTATTGCTGGCCGATGCGATCCTCGATGTAATTCCACATCGCGTGCCCCGGCTCGACATTGCCCGGCAGCGTCTCGCCGATGGGCTGCAGGATGCGATTGCCGACAGCGCGATTGAGACCTTCAACGGCGGCATGCTGCTGCGCTTCCCGGACGGAATGGCCATACAGCGGAATGCTTTCCGAAGCCTGCTCCAGCCAGCGCCCGGCGCCGCCCGCCGTCTGTCCGGCCGTCAGCGGGATACCTTCGGCCAGCAGCGTCTTCGCCGCATCGGCGTACTGCTGCTCAGCCGTCCGCGCCACGCCTGCCGCCGTCGCCGGGCGGCTCATGAGCGGCGAGATGGCCGATGCAATGCCGCGCGACACCGGCTCAGCGATAGCACCCGCGGCCGCTCCCATTCCTGCCTGCCCGGCCTTCTGCCCCCAGTAATCCTCACCCGGCGCCGCGGTATCGCCAGCACCAAGCGCTGCGCCCTTGCCCGCCCCTTGCGCGATCCTGGCCAACGTACTCGTGCCCTGCAATGCCCGCCCAATTCCCGGCGCTGCCTTTGCAGCAGCATATAGCGGCCCCGCACCTTCCGCGCCCGGTATGTAATTGACCGGCGAGGCCACCTGTCCAGCCACACCATACCAGTCGATATCGCCCGGCTTCAGCCCCGCTTTCGTGCGGGCCTGCGCCGCGCTAGTGTCGACATTGCCGGCGAAGGTGTCCATCCGCTTCTGGAAGTCCTGCGCCGTTTGCGAGCCCGGTGCCAGCCATGTGGCCGCATGCCCGGCGAGCTGGCCAAGACCGGCGTATCCCTTCATGGTGCCGGTCATGAACCGGTCGAGAGCGTTCCCTTCCGGCGGTTGCGGCGTGTCCAGGGTGTAGCCCTCAGGAAGCGGCGGAATGCCGCCAGTCTGCGGCGTATCTAGCACGAAGCCCTCAGGAAGAGGCGGGTAATCGCTCATTGCATCGGCACCCATTGTCCATTGCGCAGGATGATCTTTTGCCCATTAGGGCCGGTCGCTGTAATAGGCTGCCGCTGAGGCTGCTCCCCGCCGGCCTGCGGCTGCTGTTGCCCGCCAGGCTGCTCGCCCATTCCTGACAACTTGCGGTATTCCTTCAGCGCCGCCGGAGACAGCATGCCTTCCACGGTCTTGTAGCCAGGATCACCAGGATTGAGCCCCATGCCGCTGTTAAATTTGTTCGCCGTCTCGCTCATGCGGCCTGCAATGTATTCCATGAACGATTGGTAAACAGCATGCGCCGTCGCCGGAGACGAGCTGGTGCTGAGCCGGTCTCGCCATGCCTGCCGCTCGTCGACGGTGATCGGCTTACCCGACGTCGCCTTATTGTATTCGGCGATGGCCGTGTCGATGCCGTTCTCCATCTTCGCCGCGGCCGCCTGATACTGCGGGCTGATTTGCCCCCGGATGAGGTTGTACGGCGTGTTTATCCACGGCGATTGAGTATTGCCAACCTGGTCAATCGCTGCATCTGCACTTGCCGTGTGATGCATCACCGCGCTGTAACTTTTGATTTCGTCGGCATCTTTCCCGGCCGTGAAGCTGGTCAGCAGCCTCTGCCTGGCCTGATAATTCTTCTCATCGAAACTGGGATTGTAGCGTGTCGCCATAGCGACGAGCTGCGGATTCTTGTTCGACTGGAAGGCAGACAGCGCCATCTTGTAATTCGCGACATTGCGGATTGCCGCTGCGTCATTGGCCGAAACGCCTGCCGCCTTGAGGAAGTCCTCGCCATGCAGGTCCTCCGGCACGTTCGCGATGGATGCCTGCTGTTGTGCCTGGCCGCCGCCAGGCTGCTGCACCTGCACGGGCTCCCAACTGCGCGTCTGTGCATTGAATGTGGCATACTGTGGCCGTCCCATAGCGTCTTGTCCGACGACAGCAGGTTTGTTGGCTTGCATCATTTCAAGCTGCAGCTTCCCAGCATCGATCTGCGCTTGACGATTAAGCTGTGCCTGGCGGTTCTGCTCTCCCATGATGCCCTGGATTGTGCCTGTGACATTCCGCTCGCCCGGCGCGGCGATAAGGGCGCCCAACTGCATCATGCGGTTGCTGTCGTCATGCGTCAGGTTGCCGCTCATCAGCCGTTCGAGGAAGCCGCCCGTCTTGCCGCCCAATGTCGCGAGCCCATGCCCAACACCTTCCACGGCCTGTCCGGGCGCGGCGAGGGCAGCTTGCAGGCCGCCAGGCTGAGGCTGCTGCCCCTCACCGAGGGCCGAGACACCGCGCTGCTGAGCGCCAGCAGGAAGCTCGCCCGTACGGACCATGTCCGCCTCTTGCGCCCGCCGGGACGTCAGCGCGGGCAATTCCTGACCGCCAGCGTGATTGTAGCGCTCCATCTTCCCGGCAACCGCATTCCAATCGCCGGAATTGATGGCAGGGAGCAAATCATTAAGGCCACCCTTGCCGGTGCCCAGATTGTAGCCGAACGAGATGAGCGCATCCCGGCGCGCACCAGTGACACCAGGCGCATTTTCATCCAGCCATCTTGCCACCTTGCCGGTTTCCTGCTGCAGCCGGTCCGACGCCTCTTCCTGCGAAATGGCCGTCTCGCCGGGGCGGGCCTTGGTGCCATAGCCGATGGATGTTTGCTTGTAGTCGCCATAAGCCTTGGGCGAATATCCCTCCTGCCCCTTCAGCCACGCTTCGCCCTCTGGCGTCATGCCGCCGGGCGTCATCTGTGCGGCGCGAACTTCCGGCTGCGGCTGCACCTGGCGCTCGGCCAGCGGCTGCAGCCCCATCTTCTGCAGGGCCTCAGGCGGCGTCTGGTAGGTTTCCGTTGGCACTTGGCGCGGCTGCTCTTCAGCGGCTGCCTGTTGCGGCACATTCGCCAGCGCACTGACGCCTTGCTGCTGCCCTTCCCAGCCATTTCCGGACGGCTGCAGGTAAGCGGGCGGCCCGGCCTGCGCGCCGGGAACGAAACTAAGATCGCGAGCGCCGGGACCATATGCCCTAGTCCCTGCATCGGCGGGCATCCGGGCAGCAAGGAATCCGGCCACGCCAGATGGATAGGCGCCGGAAAAGTCGTTCGCATCCCTCGTATACGTTGAAGGCATGCCGGAAACGGTAGGCTCAGAACCACCGCCGTAATTGATATCATGCTTCGATGACAGCGGATAGATGCTGCTCAAACTGGCCAAAGCCGGGATGTCACCCTTCTGATAGGCTGGCGGTGCGGCTGCGGCCTTTTCCCCTTTCGTCAGGGTGCTGAACGGATATTGCACAGGATCGTTGTACGCAGACGAGAAGTCCGCGCTCGCATATTGCGGATTGTTGTCTTTCCACTTCCACGACATGCTATCCAGCGCGGCATCAATATCTCCGCCATCTGCATATCCCAGTGCGGACAGTCCGCTGGACAGCGAACTATTGGTCAGCCCCGACGAGGTATTGGCGGCAGAATTCGCTGAATTGACCGCCGACGATGCCCCGCTTTGCGAGGCGCTCGCCGTCCCGGCCATCTGTGATGCACCCCAGTCAGACCCTTTGCTTGACGTCGCCCCCGTCGCGCCGCTCGACAGGCTGCCGGATTTGTTCGACTGGCCGCTGAGGGCCTGCAGCAGCGATGCCATGCTGACGCCGCTGTCCGTGGATGTATCCGTGGACGTGCTGCTCGTGGTGCCGCCGGTGTCACGCCGGATCGTACCGCCATCGGCCGCCGACAGCAGCGATGACAGCGCGCTGACACCGCTGCCGATGTAGCTCAGCGTCGAGGGCGAGGATGTCGTCGTGGATGAGCCTGTCGACGAGCCCGTGCTGCTGCTGCTGGACGTGCCGAGCAGCGAGGACAGCGCCTGGCTGAGACTGCTGGATGTGCCGGTGCCGGTGCTGGACGTGCCCGCCATCCCTGCGGCCGTCAGATTGTTGCTGTTGGCGTTCGATGCCGCCGTCTGCGCCTGCGTGTAATTGCTGCTGTTCAGGTTCGACAGCGTGTAGCCCGCCGACAAGTCCTGCTGCCCGGCCAGGTAGGATTGCGCCACGGACTGCCTGTCGCCGCCGAGTGCGCCGGACGAAATGGCATTGCCAACCACCTGATTCTGTTGCTTGCCGTAGAGCTGAGACAATTCCCCCATCGTGCTATTGGTCACGGAATTCGTGTAGGGGTTCATGTAGTTGCTGACGGTATTGTATGTCGGGTTCGTGCCCGCCGACAAATAGGACTGCGCCAGCGTGCTGGGTGATGTCGACGACGTCGTGCCGGTCGTCGACTGCGAGCCGGAAAGTTGCGTTTTGCTGGTATCGCTGGTCGAGCTGCTATTGCTGGACGTGTTCGCGGATGAATTCGTGGTGCTACTGGTATTGCCCATCAGATTTGTCCTGTGCGGCCGTTATATATCCAATAGGCCCCGGCTGGCTTGCCTAGCTGCCGTGAGTAGAGGCGGACCTTGCCCTCTGTGCGCCGCTGCGACAGGATGCCCACCAGAAGAGGAACGCCAAGGCGGCGCGCGCATCGCTTGGCGTAATCGAGCAGAGCAAATGCCCGCTTGCTTTGCCGGTATTCCGGCACAACATAGACGAACAGCTCTTCCAGGTGCGGCTGGTCAGAATACCAGAACTGCCCGATTGTCAGGCAGATGACCGCCTCCGGCCGTCCCGCGGGGCCGATGCACCCGACAATCAGATTATCGCTTCCGACGCACCGGCGCGCCGTTTCTTCAGCCTTGCGCTGCGAAAACGGCATGATGCCATTTTCCAGATGTACCATGCGCCCGAGCGCAATCAGCGCCGGGATGTCCGCTTCAACCGCCAGCCTTACCTTGTAGCTGGAGGCGGAAGGTTCTGCCGGTGCTTGATGTCCTGCTGCCGTACGTGCATGATCCATGCGTTCAGTGCCCGGTGTCCGCGTTCGATATCGCCCTCTCCCACTCGTCTAACATCTTCCGGAGAAACGGAAAACTCCCCATCGCTCAGCTTGACAGGCACGCCGCCGCTTTTCAAGCCGGGTGCCTTGGTGCTGTGCGGAAACTTGTGCCGGAGCTTAGCCGCACCCGCCAGCGTGTTGCCCTGCCCCAGGGCGCTAACGACATCGGCCGGAATGATGTGCGCGCCATCGGGGACTTGCGTGCTGACTTCGTCGGACCGGCCGCCGGTCTCACCTTCCACCAGGCCGCCCGCAGCTCGCGGCGCCCCATAGGCCGTGCGCAGTGCCGCCGCCACTGCCTGCGTGTGCGGATGGCCGGCCGCCTGCATCTCGCGGATGTTCGAACCGATGTTGGATTTTCCGGCCTTCAGGGGCATGCAATTCTCCCGCCTGCGTCATCTCGCCACATTACCATGGTCCTGCATCCACAGTAAACACGTGGACAGCGCAGTCAGGACATCAACCCGGTTCCCCCCACCCATGCCGGTTCCCGATACCTGGCTGCGCACCCTATGAGGCGAAGGGGATGGCCCTTACCGGGTTGCGCCGGAGAAACCGTGAAGGGCGCCATGGCGCAGTAGCGGCGGAAGATTGCCAAGGATCGCCGGGTTCGACTCCTGGCCGCCTCACCTACCCTGAATTTCCAATCATATACGCAAATGTCTCCGTCCCCGCCGCACTGGCGCCGCTCGCCGTCGTCACAGTGAAGCTGCCGCTCTCCGCAGTCACATACAGGCATTTCGCCGAACCCAGCAGCGTGCCAGCCGCGGCGTTCGTTGGTGTCAGCGTCACGACGCTGGTGCCCTTGCAGGCCGTATCGGTCACGCTTTTGCTCGCCGCCGCCGCCATCGTGAACGTGCCGCGCGATGCTGTCAGCGACAGGCTTTGCGAGAGCGTCTTGGCAATCGCGCTCAGATATTGGGTAACGCCTTGTGCGTACCCAAGCATTTGACTGTCGTTACCGCCTGCCATCCGTGCTGTACCTCATTCTGATGCGCCCGAGCCGCCACCATGAACTTGAATCAGACGACGAGCAAGTGATTGAAAGCTGGCGGCCCCGGATGCGGCACGGGATTGCGTTCGTCGCCGATGTCACGTTGAACGGCCCATACGTTCGCGGCGCCGCGCCCATGTCGTCGATTGCGGAAACCGTCACCTGTACGGATGCCGCCTGCGTGCCGGCAAACAGCCCGAATTTGAAGTCAGGTTCAATCTGGTCGACAAAAGTTATCTGGCGCCCCTCGTCGACGTAGAAATAGCCGGACGTGAAGCTGCACGTCATAGCCGTTGACGCCGCATCGGTGCCGCTCTCGTGCGAATAGATGATGCCATTGTTCGTGCAGGCAATCGGCAGCCCGAATGCCGTCTGGTCGATCCAGGTGTTGCGCTGCATCGAACCGTAGTCCCAGGTGTTTTCCTGGATATTGTATTTCACATACCGGCTGGGATAGCCCAAGCCATCGGCTTTCGACGGGTAGAAGAACCAGATTTCCGAGAAGAGGGAGTTACTCCCAGCGAAGCAGGTTGCCGAATTTGTTGTGTCCAAGTCCTGAAAAACCACATCCCAAACGGGACATTTCAGCGTCGACACCGTGCCGCTGCTCAACACGAAAAAGTTATTGTTGCCCATCCAGTAGGCATTGCCTGCGAGCTGCGCGTGTGCGTGCTTGGCGATAATTCCGCAGTTCGAACCGGTTTTCACGAACGAGAAAACAAATTCATAGCCGATGTAATTCATCTGCCAGAGGTCAATATCCGTCCAGATGAGGTTCGACACTGGCATGGCCGCGCCCGAGACGATTTTCGAGCCCGTGGAGATGCGGAAGCTGCCCGCCTGGTTCTGGATTGTTGGCGACCATTGGAAGAAATTCTGGACATCACACCATTTGACCGTCATCGGATCCTGGTATTGGCCGATGGACGCATTCACAGATGCGCCGTACGTGATGATCATCTGCTGCGCAACGGAGACGAAAGCCCCCGTGCAGAATAGCGGCGCCTGCGGGATGAGGCTGGCGTTGCTGAGGCTGGACGTCGGGTCCCAGTAATAGACGCCGCCGCCGTCCGGGCAGGCAATCAGATCCTGCCCCCAGTTCGCCAGCGACCAGTCCGTGGCCGATATCGCCGTGCCGGACATGCCGGGCGACAAGACGCCAACGCCATAAGCGCCCGAACCATAGGTGCCAGTGCCATATCCCGCCGCAGCCGGTGCGGGCGCCTGCGTGACATAATACAGCAGCCCGGCGCTGCCGCCGTTCATGCTGGTTGGTCCGGCCGACGACGTTGCCTGAACCGGCGCCGAGATGGTGAACGCGCTGCCGGACGTCACGGATTGCACGACATAGCGGCCCTGGATCGTGATGCCGCCAACGGTTGTCGCAACTGGGAAGACGATGTCGCCCCCCGCACTCAGCCCGTGATTGGCAAACGTCACCGTAATTGTGTTCGAGGTGATGACCGTCGTGAAGGCTGGCACCGCACCGCCACTGGCGACACCGGCGGCGCCAGTAGTAGCGGCCGTAATCGTATAGCTTGTGGCCGACAGATATGTCGCAACCTGGTAAGCGCCAGATAGAATAATGCCGTCAACAGTAATAGGGGTGTTAAAATATACAGAACAATAGGGTGTAACAGTGCTAATATTAGTGTCGACAACGGTAACAACAGCAGACCCGGCAGACGTCGTAAAATTCGGGGTTGTGCTAGATGTGAAAGTTTGTGGCGTAATGACGGAAGGTGCACCAGAAGAAATGGCGGTAAGCTGCGTGGTTGTTCCGGCCGCAAGGTATTTTGCTCCTGCAATGGTTTGCCACGTATGCGCGAATTTCGGTACACCGCCGAGCGTGAACCCGGCAAACTGAGACCAGCCGCCAAGTTTCTGGAACAGCCCCGACTTGAACCGGCCGTTCTGCGTCGCGGCATATCCGGCCCGGAGCGATGTTGGTGTCAGCTCCGTATCGACGCCCGGTGTCAATTCGATGGCAATCCACGGCATCAGACATCCTTCTGCGACACAGGCGGGCTGGACATGGCGGCAACATACTGCTTGCGCCGCTCTTCCTTCTGAGCGGACGCCAGGCGCACGTTGTATTCGTTCTGCCAGCTCACCGAGGATTTCGGGTCGTCAGACTGTGCGCCGAAATTTTTCATCCACCCCATGGCGCTGACCATCGCGGCCGCCAGGAACAGATCGGGCAGATATTGCGAGAGATACGTCGCCGTATTGACCGCTGTGAGCGCTGCGGGCCGGATTGTCGAGACGATTTCCACCGTGTAGCCGCTATCCGGCGGCGGCCCGTAAATCAGCGTCAAGTCATCGTAGCGGGCGAAGATGGACGGATAGGATGGTGAGAACGATGCCGTGTTCGTCGGATAGAGGAAATCAATCGTCTCGCGTGTCGCCGGGACCATCATATGCCGGGTTCCGCCTGCATCGATGGCGGCAACGGAATCGACCACCAGCAGATGGCCGGAACCCGTGGGCAGCGTCAGTAGCCGGTTGTTGGCCGACGCCGTCGCCGTCACCGTCACGAGAGCGGCCAGCAGGTCGAGCTCGCGGTAGCAGAGCTGCTCCGCGGTATCGATGAGCGTCGGCAGGATTGTCAGGAAATCGGCATTCGACGGATCGACGGCCATTTCCGATGCAAGCGCCGTCACGAAGGTTGGATACGTGTATGCCACCATGCCTCCATCATGCGGTAAAAGGCCAGCGCCACGGCCATGTCATTGACAGACGGCTCAGCGCCGGGCGGCATAACCGCGGCACGGGCGATGGCAGTGACAACCGCCTCGTCCACCCCGCCCAACCCCATGCTGCCGTTGACCGTGAAGTGCGCTTCGATGGAATGATCTGTCATTGGATGGATACCGTTGCGTTGCCGGAGACGATGGACAGGCTGTCGCCCGTGGTGACAGTTTTACTGGTCACCGCCACCGATGCAAGGATATTGCCTGTTCCGGTCGACGCGCTGTGCAGGGCGATGTAGTTGACCGTCGCGCCCGCCGACGCGGAGCTAGTGAATGTCACCGTCGCGTTGCTCGTCCCGACGCCGCTCGCCGCCGTGGCAAAGCTGATTGATGGCCGCGTCGCCGAGCCCGTAACCGTCGTTGTGACTTCGGACCCGGCGCCTTGCGGGTCGCCATTCCAGATCGACACGTACCGCGTTCCTGTCGCACTTGGCGTGGCGAAGCCCGTGACCCAGTTCACCAGCGCGTTCGAGCATGTTGTGTAAACAAAAACCGATGACATTTCAGCCCCTTAATTCGATTGCGTGTAAACGTAGACGAGCACGCCCCTAAACCCGTTGCCGCCCTTCCCCAATGTCGCACCGCCATAAGCCGCGCCGCCGCCGCCGCCGCCGCCGCCATAGCCTGTGCACCCGCCGCCGTCGCCGCCTGCCGCGCCTGTCGTACTGCCCGAACCGCCGCCGCCACCGCCGCCGCCTGCATAGAGGAACGTCGCGTCATAGCCGCCTGTGCCGCCCGCTACTCCCGGATTGGCCTTGTTGCCGCCGCCGCCGCCGCCGCCAGATGAGCCCGCCCCGCCATTCGCCGCACCGCCGCCGGAACCGCCCGTGCCCGCGCCGCCCGCGCCGCCTGTACTGCCAGATGGTGCGCTGCCCGCCGTGCTTGATCCGCCATTGGAACCGCCGCCGCCGCCGCCCGCCTGGTTGGCCGCGCTGATAGCACCGCCCGCCTTACCGGCGCCAACCGATCCAGCCCCGCCACCGCCGCCCGAGCCGCCTGAACCGTATTGGCCGCTCCCCGGCGAAGCGTTGCCGCCGCTGCCGCCCGCATAGACCGTCGTGCCGATGCAGCCTGTCGTACTGCCCGTGCCGCCCGCGCTGGTGCCGCCGTTGCTGCCCTGGCCGCCCGCACCGCCCTTGGCGACAATGCCCGCCGATGAGACCGACGGCGCCGCGTTCACGCCAATCTGCGCCCATGTATCGCCGCCCGCCGTTCCATTCGCCGACGACGTTGTGCCGCCTGGCCCCGCGGCGCCCGTGCTGTAATAGAGCACCTGGCCTGGAGAGACTGTGATTGTGCTCGTCGCATAGGCCCCGCCCGCACCGCCTGCGCCGCCGTACAGACCGCTGCTGTCCGCCGCGCCGCCGCCGCCGCCCGCACCAATCCCATACAGGGTCACGGATGTTACCCCGTCGGGAATGGTGAAACTTCCCGCGCCGCTGTCCGCGTAGGTCGTATGTGTCATGTTCAGGACGGCCGGCATACTGGATACCGCACTCATAGCCGGGGCGAATTGCGCGCCGTAGTGGAGCGGCATCGCCATCGATGAGACAGTGTTCATCGCCGGCGCAGGTTGCGCACCGTAGTAGAGCGGCGCCGCCATCGCCGAGACTGTGCTCATAGCCGGGGCGAATTGCGCGCCGTAGTAGAGCGGCATCGCCATCGATGAGACAGTGTTCATCGCCGGCGAGAAATTCGCGCCAAACTTGAGCAATGCCGACATGGCAGAAGTGGCCGTCATGGCGGGTGCCCCGAGGCCATTCACCCACGTCAGCACCGCTGACATGCCGCTGGTCACGCCGAACAGATAAGGGAACCCAGGCAGCCGGTTGATTGTCCAGGCGCTGCTGGCGTCCATCGGGAAACTGACCGGCAGCGAACCAAACTGCGGCGGCGGATCCGCCTTCAGGATGAGGGCGCGTTCCTGCGGATTAGGGACGTCCAGGCAGTAATAGCAGACCTTGAAGCCAGTATCCTGCAAGTTCAAGCCTGCCCAGCGGTATTGCGGATACAAGTCTTCTAGGTTGTACACCGTGCCGCAGCGCTGGCAGAGTGCCGTGCGTTTCGGGTTCGTGCTGTCGATGAAGGCGCGGCCGTGCGGTCTCGTCATCATAACACCCGGTAGTAGCCGCCCAATCCTGGCGAAATCGTCATCGGCACGGACTCCTGGTCGCGTCCAAGGGCGAGCATCAGGCGATCCCTTGCCTTGGCATACAGGTCTTGCGACTTGGCCGGCTGATAGCTGTCGGCCAGGCGCGCCGCCATATCGGTGACCAGCGCGTCCAGGAACCGGTACGGGCTGTCTACGCCTAAGGCGTTCGTCAAGTCAACGTCCTGAAGCTGCCGGAAGCTCTGCACATTCGCCGTGTATGTGCTGCTCACGTCCGGCGTTGGCCAGAACGTCAGCACCGGCGGAACCGCCAGGTTGAACCAATACGATGTGGGCGGCGCCTGCTGTGCCTTCACCGGCTGCGCGCGATACTCATAGGCCGAAATCGGCCCAAGCACACGTTCCGTCGTGACGCCGCCCGAGGACACCGAGATGGTGACGATCGGCACCGCGATCGTGCGCGCCGCCAGCGTGTAAGCCGCAGTCCCGGCCGTCAGGTTGACCGTCTGCGTTTCCAGCGCAAAGCGCATTGGCAGGTTGTTGGACAGGTTCACCATGGCAAAATTCGCCGCCATGGCCGCGTCAATCAGGTGCTGCGTGGTCAATTCCGTTGGGCGGATGTTGCACAAGGAATAGGCATACAACACGAGGTCGCTCGCGGCTGGCTGAAACGAATAGGTGCCGGGGCTGGCCTGTCCAGCGGGGACACTCACGGGACGTAATCGAATTCTGTCCAGCAGATGGACGCAACGAACGTTTCCACGGGAGCAGCCGGGTTGCCGACAAGATGGATGAGCGTGCCGGGGTCGAGGGCGACGATGGGCAGGTTCTGGAAGTTGAACACCGTCGTCGTTAGGCCGCCAGCGAGCGATGTCGTCGCCTGCCCGATGCCCAAATCCATGAACGTGTTGCCGGCCGTGGTCAATGTCGTCGTGGCAACACCAACACGCGCGCTATTGCCGCCAGTCGGCTGCGGACCCAGCCGGGCATTATAGACCGTCGCATCCGTCCAGGCCGCAACCGGCAAGCCAGTGCCAAAGGAGCCGCCAGTATTGACGACCTCGCTCAGCGCCAGGCCCGTGATAGCCGGTGTCGCCGTGGCAGCCACAGTGAGCCCGATGTAGTTCAGCACCGCAATGCGGTTCGTGCCCAGCGGGTTCCACAGTGCGAAGGTGGGGCTCGTCGTGCTGTAGATCGGCACCGTGATGCCGGTGCCCGCCGCGCCAACGGCACAATGAAATGTCCGGCGGGCGAGCGTCATATTGATGAGTGGCAGGATTGCCATGGGTGTCTCCTTATAGCGAACTGGGGGCCTGGATGACCGACAGCCGCAATTCGCCGGTCAGCGATTGAATGTTGAGCCGGATGGCCGTGACGGGGAATAGCAGGGTGTACTGAATGAGCGGATCGCTTTGCCAGTAGACGAGGCCAGGCAGCACGTTCCATCGGAAGTCCGCCGCACAGCCGCTCATGTCGTCTGTGGTGAACTCGATGGTGTAATCCGCCGCCCCGCTCACCACATCCGCGACAATGCCCACGGTGTACGGGAGCTGCAGGTAGTTGAGCGTCACCACGTCCTGACCGTCCGGTGTCATCACCGTGCCAGCCTTGTAGACAAACCGCTGGATCGTGCTCACGAGTGCATCCCCTTCAGGGTTTTCGCCAGTGCCGCCCGCCGCCGCATCGTTGGATTGTCCGAATGCGCCGCCTTGGCGAGCTTCTTCGCCGGAATTTTCTCGCCCTCTGGCACGTGAAGCGCCCGGTGGAGGGCTCCAGGATGTTTAATGGCACCCTGGATCCACTTTCCACCGTCCTTCATTCCGTCGGGCTCAGTCTCGCCCCCCGTGGTGTTTCCCATGGACGCCGTGATGCAGGCTGTGCCCATGCTTGCCATGGTGCGCCTTGCCGCCGTGCTTCAGCTTGGCAGAGCTGTAC